ATCACAGCCTGATACTGCATGATGCGCTGAGCCATCGTCGCGCTGTTGGGGTCACTCACTGGAATAACATCAACTGCGTCGTAGTCAGACTGCTTGGCCATGCGGTCACCGCTGGCTGGGTCGTACTCATACTCTGTGGGAGCGTAGTCACGGATGATGTTCTTGAGAAGCTTGAACTCTTGCTTCATGCTGTAGTGAACACGCGCCTGAACAGCAGACATAGTCTTCAACTGACGCTCAAGAATAGCCAGTGTTGTACCTACTGGAGCATTAGCAGACATATCACTGACTTTCATGTCAGCAACAGAACCCAGTCGGCGTCCTTCTTCAGTAATCTTGTCTAACAAGCCAGCCAGAACCTGTGATGGTTCCTTGTATGGCAGTGGCATGATGTTGTCACGGATAGAGCCAGATGGCACATCCATATCGCGGAACTCACCGGGGTTGATTGGGGTATCGTCGTCCTTAATGCGCAGACCGCGTGTCTTCAAACCACCGGGCAAGTTGCTCAGCGTGCCAGCGTCAATGAGTTGCCTAATAAGAGATGTACCGGCTCGGGCATAACCACCAATAAGGTGTATGAAACCAAAGCCATAAGCACCAAAGCCGGGAATGTAATCGTACTGGACAAAATGCTGGCGCTTAAGCTTGAGAGTGTCTTCCTCTTCCCAGTTGCGGTAAATAGAAAGAACTTTATTTGTACCTTTGTCGATAGAAATAATATAAGGAAGCGCGATCTCATCCTCATCTTCATAGCCCGGTAAGTTGTAGTCAACTTGTACTTCATAAATTTGATAGCGGTCATCGTCAGTTAATGTGTAGCCTTCACCTTCGGCTTTTTTCTTCTCTACGTCTGTGTGTACTTGAGCAGGCTCACCCAACTCTACGCCGCGGTAGAAGCCAGCAACTTGTAACTTCTTAATGTCGTTCTTTGTCTTACGCATGATGTGCGTAACACGCTCCGCAGTGCGAGCACCGCTTGAGCCATAGGGGATGACAATGTCTTCAGCTGGAATAAACACTGAAGTCTGACGACCAAGCGCTGGATCGTAGTACACCTTTTTGAAGGCTGATCCTGCAAGGCCTAAGTTAAACAACATGCGCTCGTGCTCGGGGCGATACTCAGACATCACCTCGGTGAGCTGGTAGTTCATGTCATCTTTAACGCGTTCCGCCGCCTGCTCTTTAAGTTTATCAATTGCGCCGATGATCTCGGTTTTGACCGGACCCTGAGCAGGGAACGTTTCAATGATAGTCTCACTTTGGAACCGTACAGCAGCTTCTGTGAGTACCGTTGAGAAAACACCGCAAGCACCGAGCCACGGTTCAGTACGCTCTTCATACTTCATTCCCAAAACATCTAGACCTTTGACGAACATTTCGACCCACTCTTTGCGTGAGTTAATGTCACCTTCAATGTCACCCATCAAGTCTCCGGCCAGCTCTTCAAGCTCACCGTCGTCCATAAACTCAGCAAGGTTGGAGTCAAACTCCTCACCTTCTTTACCCTCATCCCCGGCTTCGAGTTCAATCTCCATGCCGTCCATGCCAATCTTTACACCTTCTGGGTTGACGATCTCAATCTCAATTGCGGATTCATCTTCCATCTCGTCAATGCCGAGAGGTGCTGCATATAAACTTTTGTCCATTGAACTTGTAGCCATAATAATCCTTAGTAGTACGCCGCGCGTCTGCCTGATTTAAATAACTTGACGTCCTCTAGTTCATCACTAGGAAGTCTAAGGAATCCACCTTGCCTAAAGCGCATTAAAGCAAGTGTTGTCGCGTCAACCAAGTCATCATGCTCGCCTGACGGGAACGCCCCAATCTCATCAACCAACTCCTCGGCCCAACGAGTATCGGGAACCCACACTTTCCCAGAAGCAATTATGTCCGATACTGCGTTCAAGCGGGCAATTTTGTCTTGACCTTTTCCCGGAGTAAATTCCTGCACCGGTATACCCATCGCACGAAGTTCATAAATCAGAGGACCACCCGTGGCCTTCTTCTCAATGAGCATGCCGTCGGGCTCCCACTCGTTGTACTCCACCAATACATCTTTCTTCAACTGCACCCACTCTACTCGCTTGCGGTAGGTGTTAAGTAAGATGATGTTGGGGCGCATGTCATCCTCTTCACAATTGAAGACGCCCCAAGTTGTGCCGGCTGAATAGTCAGCCCGCTGGGTTTTCTCAAACGCCGTGTCCCACGTCTGAAGAATGTAATCACATTTTGGTGGTCTATCATGCGGCCATATCTTCCACCAGTCTCGCTTAATAATCGCTGACTCGTTACCCACCGGATTTTGCTGATACTGCGCCTGCCACTTGGAATTGGGCAATTCTTCACGAAGGGCTTCCAGCTCAGCCAAACTCCAAAACTGCGGCCATAGTGGGTTACCTGAAGGTAGGATCGCAGGGAACTCAATAACTTCCCAGTCAGTCTCGCCGCGTAGTGCTGCATTTTTAATCACCTGTCCGGTCAAATCTCGCTGGGCCCAGCGTGTCATAACGATCACAATCGACCCACCCGGCTGCAAACGCTGACGCGGACCTGATGTATACCACTCGTACACCTTGTCATACACTTCTGGGTTGACTGCGGCCATCGCAGCCTCTTGTTCTGAGTGCGGATCGTCAATAATCAGCAGGTCAGCACCTTTACCGGTCACCGTACCGCCCACACCAATCGCAAAATAGTCACCACCCTTGCTGGTATTCCACCGGCCAGCCGCTTTTGAGTCCACTTGCAGCTGTAATTCGGGGAAAATCTCTGCATAAACCTCAGAATCCACCAAATTTCGCACTTTTCGACCGAATCCGACCGCCAATTCGCCCGTATTTGAGCTTTGGATCACCTTTTTGTTCGGAAATTTGCCCAAAAACCAAGCAGGTAGTAAGTAAGAGGCGAACTCTGACTTAGTGTGGCGAGGAGGCATATTAATAATGAGGCGCTTGCATTCTCCACGGGCTACCCTTTCAAAAGCTTCAGCCATTCGCTTGTGGTGCGCACCGGAAATGAACGTTGGCCACACCCGTTGCACAAACTTAATGAACTTTTCCTGAGATAGCTCACGCTGTTTGAGCTTCTCAAGATGTATTAGCTGCTTCTCTAGTACCCGCAGGTCAGTATCCGTGAGCTTACCCGTGTCAACAAGAGTCTCTATGTCTTTGAGGGAGACTTTTACTTCACTCATCTTCAGGTACGTCTCCGCGGGTGTCCGCTTCTATGGCTTCTTCAGTATCCAGAGAGTCAATCAAATTACTAAGTGGTGTCACCGGTGTACCCAGTTGCGCATCCAGATCGTCGAGCGGGGTAATATCTGTCACGTCGCTGTGCAGCAAGCGCTTGATTCTGTCCTTGATTGAATTCTCAAGAGACTGGGATGTTGTGTGGTGCACAGTAATCTCACTGCGTTCAGTGAAGATTCCAATGTCTGAATGTTTGCCCAGAAGCTCAAGTGCCTTGATCTCAATCTTTAGATCGCCGCAGTCAGCCAGCTCGACCAACTTGCAGATCAACAGCTTGCTTGCCGTCTTTTTCACTGAAGTCAATTCCACCGCCGAGTTCCTCGATGAGGTTCGCAGTGTTTACAGCAACAGCAATGGCGTCCTTCTGAGTCTTCGGTGACTCTTCGGATACGTCAAAGGGGACCGGATGGTCCGAGGTAGGTTCTAGTTTAATCACCGGGTAAGCGCACCAATGAGTAATGAAGGGGTGTTGGCGACCGGGTTCCCCCAATCCTGCGCGGTTCTTGAAAGTGTCTCCAAGTCCTATGCGCTTAACCAACGACGCAAATGTAACAGCGTTTTTAAATTTTTGCAAAAATTTTTTGCGATTGGCCTTTTTATTTAGACCCGGGGGGTGTTCCTGTATCGGCAGGGTGGGGTTTAAGTATTCAATTTTTAAAAATGAGTATCCAATGAGCTCCACAGTGTGTAGGGTATTTCTAGGATTCCTCTTGGTCACTTTGGGGGATGCCCCGTCCGTACCCTTTGACCTTTGACCTTTTTCAAAACACCTAACAATGTTAGGCTATTTATTGTTCACGCCATTATTGATTTTGCCTCTTTTTTGTGGTATAATATATTCATGCAAACGAAAAACAGTTTTGATTGCATGCCAAGTTAGGCGGCGGGTTTTCCAAGCCTAACATTGTTAGAAGGTTAGATTATGTCAAACGTTACAGTTACTCAAGTGTCAGGTGTTCAGTCAATCGAGGCTTTGCGTCAGGGTGTTGCGGATGCAGTTGTCCGCGCCTATGGTGCCGAGCGTTCCTATGCCGAGGCATTGTGCAACGTGTTGCCCTCTGAATGGTATTTGGTTGAGCACAGCGACAAGGGCGAACATGCAAAACCCGTGCATGCCGAAAAGAAGGCTTTGTTCAAGGTCTTGAACGGTGCGAAGCATAGTAACCCGTCAACAGTATGGGCACGGGTTCGCAAGTATGCACAAGAGTACATCGAGGGCGTGCCTGAGGAAACCGAGGGCACCGAGGGCGAAGCTGAGGGTTCTAAAGTAGGTGCACGGCATACCCGCTCACTTAACTTGCGTCTTGTCGAAGAGTTAAGCACATTGTTCAAGGCATGTAAAAACGCCGATTCGCTTAGCGACAAGGAACGTCAGGCACACACTCACATTACATCGGCTCTCTTGGCTTTGGGTGTTGACGTAAACACAATCGAGTAAACCAAGGTAAGGGGAAACCCTTACCCATCCTGAGCCCGCCTAGTGCGGGCTTTTTTGCGTCTGCTCGCGCCTAACAATGTTAGGTCGGTTCTGTTACGTTTTTGTTCACGGGTCGTTTTGAATGCCAGTTCTCTGGGCGGCAGTAGCAAAGCACATTCTAAAGTACCCCGATTCGAATGCCAGTTCTCTGGGCGGCAGTAGCAAGCACCCTAACAATGTTATGTTGTTTGGCACAATGTTACGTCTAATGTTACGAAAAAAAGGGCTTTGTTATGTTACGAAACGCTCGCAACCCGCATGAAACCTAGAAAGTTACAAAGTTACGCTTTTTGAGCCTAATGGGTACGAAGTTCCCGAGAAGTTTGAGGCAGTGAGGTTGCTCAGAAGTGCATTCTGTATTACGCAAATAATTTTGGAGACCATATACCTATTTTCAAAAAACACATAACATTATAACATTACACCAAAAAAAGCACATTTACAGAGGAGAACACCGCGTTACGTTTCACGTTACGTTTTACCTAATTTTCGTTACATTTCCAAAATAATATAACGCACCATCGTTTGTTTTCATAACATCACCAAACCCCTGCCTATTTTTTAAGCACTCGCTTGCTTTCGTAACTTTCGTCTCACCCAAGACTAAATAACTTGACTTTGACATAACTTTGTGGTATAATATAAGTTAATCGCTAGATAAAGCGGTTAGGGGCAATCCCGCCCGTTAGAAGCACCCTAACATTGTTAGGCACATTAGAAAGGTTAGATATGTCAGATTGGCACGAATGCCGCAACTGCGGTGACGATATACACAGCGAGCGGTGGTCACTTGGCTACCGAGTCTGCCT